ATTCGTTTCTGCAACGGCGTTTGGAACAGCCAATCCCAAGCGAATCGCCTCGTCGGTATTTGCAGGATCTGCAAAAAACGCGAGGAACTCTTGAGGGCTGTTATTGAAGCGGGCTCTAACTTTAGCGTCCATACGCATAAATTGTTCGTCAGCAGAACGAACAGCATTCATAGCAGATTGATAGTCAAATACGCCTTCATAATCTATATATTGAGGCATATTAACAGGCGTAGGCATCACACCAGATTTCATAAAACGATTAACAATAGTGTTAATATCAGATTCTTCTTTAAATTGTTGCTGGGTTAGTGATTCATCATCACATTTTAAGCCATGTTTATCACTGGCTAAATCCATATCATAATTATATGGAGAACGACAAAAAACAGTTTTCATTTTCAATTCCTTTAAAAATAAACGAGCCATTATCTGGCTTTAACAAAAGATTTTAAAAATTCAATAAAAGGTCTATATTGTTGAAACTCACGGCCAAAATTACCAGCTTGTTTAGCTGCATTAGCATCCATTTCACGCAATTGAGATTCAAATTTATTAATTTCAGCTTGAAAACCAATAGAAGTAGTTAAAGCACCAAAATTACTAATTTGAGCTTTCATTAAACTAACGCTTTCACGAAGTTGATTACCAACTTCAGTAAGATTCAAACCTTGTTTCATAAGGTTTTGAAATTCTTCTTTTAAATTACGAATAATTTGTTGAGATTTTTCATTATCAGTTTTGAGATTATTAATCTGTTGATTAGTCATCTCAGTTTGAGGACCTTTAAGATAATCAGTTTGAGCAGAAGTTTGCTGAGTAGCTGCTTGAGTTTGTTTAACTTGAGCAGCCTGTTGATTAGCATTAAGAGCAGCTGTAATAGGTGATACAGCAGAATAAGATGAACCAGGTGGTGAGCTTGCGCCACCACCTTTCATATATGCAAGCATAGGGTTTAAACCTGCGGCTTGCAAATCAGCAACTTGACGTTGATAAGCAGAATTGGACATTCTTTCTTGAAAATCCATTTGCTGCTGAGCAATTTCTTGGTTAGCTTGATTGGTCTCTTGCTGACCAACATAACCAAGTATAGAACTAAAAATATCCATATTAGAAATGATCGATTAAGCCGGGTACAGAGTACATAGGCATAGGACGAGCAGCAGTAATATTAAAAAAAGCATCTAAAAGAAACTGCTGTCCATTAGCAGAAGCACCAACAGCAAGGTTGCGTGCTAATGGAGGAATGTCTTGAATGAACGTTGTATTCAAGGTAGGCAAAGAAGTGAATTTTTGCGCATAGTGCCATGGGTCAATAGTACCCGCAGCAGTAGAACGGAATAAGCCAGTAATCTCCGAGGGGTTATAACGATATTCGGCCCATCGTTCTTGATAACCAAAAACGTTGTTATCTTGAGTGGTATTACCAGTAACATAAATTTCCTTATTTAATACAGACTGCTCACCAAGAGTAGCAAAAGCAGGAAAATAATAGTCATAGCGAGTACTACGAGACCAGTGTCTTCTAAGACCCTGCTGATAAGTAAGATCAGCACGAACAGAAAGAATACCGATAACATAACCGTGCTCAACGAAGGATTGTGTAAATCCATGTTCTTTTCCTAGAAAAGTACCAAAAGCGGCAAGATTGCCGATAGGTGTAGTAGAACCAGAAAGACCAGTAGCGCTATTTTGCGCAATAGGAGAAATATTAATATTGGTAGAACCACCACCTAAATATTCGGGACGTTGTAAACGTGCATCTGGAGATGCAACCCCGAAATGTGAGCGAATAATCTCAGTGTAACGAGTACCACCACGAGCATCACGCTCTAATAACTTCTGAATCTGAAAACTCTGACGCAACTGATTAATTGTTGCAGCAGTAGCTTGAGACAAATCAGCATAAAGACCAGAAGTAGTACCGAAAGCAACATTATTGTTGCCGGTAATAGCAGCACCATCCACATTAATATAATTAGGATTAGCCTGAGGAATAGAAACAGTACGATTAGTAAAAGCACCTGCTGTTCCAGTTAAAGTAAATGCAGTACCAGTTGTTTTAACAGGTGCAGAAGTACCAAGTGGAAGGGTAACAGCAGTAGCACCTTTCTGAGGCCAAGGTAAGGCAGAAGTAAAATAATCATGTCGTTTACCACGACGTCTTAAAACATAGTTTGTAGATGGTGATGCATCAGGACCATCACCTGTATCAACAGTAACAGAATTTTGTAAATTCTGATCTCTAAACCACTGGTTATAAATTAAATTGTAGGCTCGTGTAGGAAGCGCAGAATGTGAAACCGTATTACCAGCGCCGACCTGCCCTGCAGTAGGCAAGCCAAAATAGTCTTGCAACGAACCAATTGCGTAGCCCCCAGTTGGGGAAACTTGTTGAGGTATAGAGTAGGAAATAGAATCGGCAGGGTTATTCTGCTCACCCATAAATTTAACCCAATTGTCCCAGACCAAACGATTAGGTACAAAGAAAAAGAACGAGTCCAAATGGAGATTATCCATAACTGGGAAAATGGGTGTAGCCAAACGGCCGAACATAGTAACTTTAGTGTTGAACGTATCACCGGGTAAAACCTCCTCACACATAAAAGGTACTAAAAAACCACCATCAAAAGTGGTCTTAAGAGTTTTCTGCATAGAAAACTTAGAACGCGGAATATCCGCTCTGGGGACCATTGCGAAGTCATGCGCACTGGCAGATTTATTAGAAAACATAATTACTCCTAAAAATAAAAAAGCACCCCCGAAGGGGTGCAAGGGTCAAACAGAGGTTTGAACAACGTCCTTACCACGGACGAGAACTGTAGGAGCACCTTCACGAATGAAAGAACCGACGGTATCGTCGAACTGCCCTAACAGATACAAATCAAAATCGTCTGGATGTTTATTTAATGGATTATCGGCTGCAGCTCGATTAATCTCATCAGTAAAGTCACGAACCGCAACATTGCGGTGTGGAACAAAAAATGGGCGGTTGAAAACCTCGGCAGCCCTATCTTTTACAGAAACAATATATTGAAGCATTTTTGACCTTTAGATAATACGTTTTGATTGATTAACTCTAGATACGCTAACAAACTGTCGTGCGATCTTTCGAACAGGAAGATTTTCGAACATATTCCGTTCAACTTCCATTTCGGCTCTCACCGAAGAACGAAATTGCATTTGCAAACTCAAATCATGACCCAACTCCTTTAAAAGATTTTTATAATACCTAGGGACTGGTGCCCTAGAACCCTGTGAAGTAACGACGCTAGCGGTCGGAAAAACATCCGACATAAAATAGTCGTTAAACCACCCCTTACTAATGCCTTTAGACATTATTAAGAACTCAGGATTGGGAAATGTAATTTCTCCATCCTCTTTGTTTACATACAAAGGCAACGGTGATACCTTATCTGAAGGTTTAATTTTCTTGAGTATATACCTAGCAATGTAAGCAGCAGACTCAAAATTTAAAGCTCCAATTAAGTGATTTCCCTGATACCAATGTCGTGAGACTGTTTTAGAGATATAAGTACGGTCTCCTCCTGAACTACCAAAATGGATACGATCAGAATCAAAATCTTCACCAAACAATGCAATGTGAAAATGGGGACGCCTAGTGGTGTCACCATATTCACCAGAAGCCACATAACGAAATTTTATACCAGCCTTACGCATACGCTTAAAAAACTTTTGAAGGTCAGCTTTAACAAGTTGACCATGCCTAGGTAAATTATCATCATCATATGTGAGGTTTAGCATACAAGATCGCTCGTGCATCATTTGTTCGTGGGTAATCCTTATAGCCCACTCTCTTGAATACGCAAGTCTGCATTCTATACATTGACCGCATTTAAGCGGACCATGTGTAGGATGTGTCCATAAAGCTGTGCACACGTTAGAAACGTATACCACCGCGCATAGGAGCATTAACAATATTCGTCAGTTTGGTTTTCCCAACATTAGACTTGAATTGTTTAGCAGAACTGTTTTTATTTACAGTAGATCGATACAAAGGTTTCATTTCATTCTCCCTAGAAGTTGGTGTCAATAAGTACAGTTACATCAAGTAGCGAACTGTACTAGGTTTCCGACTTTGACGTCGGTTCCGTGGCAGAAACATTCGTTTCTGCAACGGCGTTTGGAACAGCCAATCCCAAGCGAATCGCCTCGTCGGTATTTGCAGGATCTGCAAAAAACGCGAGGAACTCTTGAGGGCTGTTATTGAAGCGGGCTCTAACTTT